CGAGTTTCACGAGCGCGACACGCTCGCTCTCCCCGTTGTCCTTCAGCGGTTCATCGACAGGTTCGACGACGAGAAGTACCCGCACCTCATCGCCCGCTAGTTCCGCATTTGGGGAGTCGTCTAACCCTAGGACGGCAGGTCGCACCTCGCTATGCCAGTGAGCAGGGCTGTAGCTCGTAAGGCTATGGCCTTGAGTCTGGCCTCCCCGACCACCAATCCCAAAAGAGGAGTACCCGTGGCAAAGAAACTGAGCGTCACGCCCCGTGGCGTGGCGGTGTATCCGCATCTCACCCAGCCCGACACCAAGTTCGACTCGGACGGCATCTACCACATCAAGGTGCAGCAGCCCCTCGATGTCGGTTCGCCGTTGCAGGACGTGCTCGACGCGGCTGTGGCGCAGTGTGTGGTGGACACCAAGAAAGACCTGAACGCCAAGATCGCGGCGACCTCCGACAAGGCCGAGAAGCAGAAGCTCACGAAGCTGCTCGCCAAGGCGAAGCCCTGTGAGAACCTGCCCTACGCCATCGACGAGGAAGCCGGGACGATCACGTTCTCGTTCAAGATGAACGCGACCGGGAAGAAGAAGGACGGCACGCCGTTCACCCGGAAGCCTGCCCTGTTCGACGCGGCCGGTGTTCCGCTTTCGGCCGAGGTCAAGATCGGTGGCGGCTCCGTCGTGCGCGTCAGCTACGAACTCAACCCGTTCTTCACGGCCCTCGCGGGCTGCGGCGTGTCGCTCCGGCTGTACGCCGTCCAGGTCATCGAGTTGAAGGAGTTCGGTGGTAACGCCGAATACTTCGGCTTCGAGAACGAGGGTGAAGGCATCCCGGCGACGGTCGATCCGTTGGTCGAGGAGACCGAGACGGAGGCTCCGACGCCTGCCACTCCGGCGAAGGACGACTTCTAATGGCCCGCGTCACACACACTGCGGTGCCTACGGATCGTCCTCCGATGGAGTTCACACTGGTGCTGTCCGAGAAGGAGATGACGGCCCTCGAAAGCCTCATGTGGGACGCACCGTTCGGCAAGACCGAATACCCTGAGCGCGAGGGGGTGTTGAGCACCCTCTATGGAAACGTCACCGAGGCAATGGAATCCGCCGAAGTGTCGTACCATCCGAGCAGCAGATAGATATGAGACCCCGCTTCACGGCGGGGTTTCGATCTGGTTTGGAGGAGGCGCTGGCCGCTGAACTGAAGGCGGCTGGCGTCCCCTTCGACTTCGAGCCCTTCCGTATTCCCTACCTGCCCACGAAGCCCAAGCACTACACTCCCGACTTCGTTCTCACCAACGGTATCGTCGTCGAGACCAAAGGCTACTTCGTCAGCGCAGACCGCTCCAAGCACCTCACCATCAAGCAGCAACATCCCGACCTCGACATCCGCTTCGTCTTCGCCCGCCCGTCGAACCGTCTCGGCAAGAAATCGCAGACGACCTATGCGCAGTGGGCTGACTCGAAGGGATTCAAGTGGGCGGAAAAGAGGATTCCTCACGCGTGGATCAAGGAACCTCTGAACCTGAAATCTCATCGCGCCATTCAGGCGCTACTGGAGACCTGATGGCCTACCTCCCGCTCGACAAGTACACCCGCCGCAAGCTCACCAACTTCATCGTCGTCCACTGCGCCGCCACCAAGCCCGAGCAGGACGTGGGCGCGGACGAGATTCGGAAGTGGCATCTCGCTCGCGGCTTCTCCGACATCGGCTACCACTACGTCATCCGTCGCAACGGCGTCCGCGAACTCGGGCGTCCGACGTGGGCGGTGGGGGCTCAGGTCGAAGGCTACAACTACGAGTCGGTCGGCGTGTGTCTCGTCGGTGGTGTCAACGATGAGGGCCAGCCTGCCGACAACTTCACGACCGAGCAGATGATTACGCTCGGCGCGACGATTCACGGGCTCCTCATCGAGTACCCCGGCGCAGTCATCCGGGGCCACCACGACATGCCCGCCGCTCCTGATGCGACCGTCGAGCAAATCCTCGACCATCACCTCCACTGCGTCGAGAAAGCGTGTCCGTCCTTCGACGCGATTGCGTGGTGGGCTCCGGCACAGGCGGCTCTCGACAAGAAGGTCTGATGGCCGACGACAGCACGTTCGTGCGTCACCTCCCGTGCCCTGAGTGCGGGAGCAGTGACGCCAATTCCCTGTTCAGCGACGGGCACACCTACTGCTTCTCGTGCGGAGCGCACGGCAGTGGCGAGGGTGCCGACAATCCCCGACCGAGGACACGCATGGCGCAGATGATTGAAGGCGACGTGCAACAACTCGTGTCGCGGAAGATCACACAAGAAACCTGCGACAAGTTCAACTACCGCGTCGGGAAGTACAAAGGGAAGACCGTCCAGATCGCGCCGTACTACGACGCGGAAGGCCAGATGGTCGCGCAGAAGCTCCGCTTCGCCGACAAGACCTTCATGGTCGCTGGCGAGATGGCCGAGGCGCTTCCGTTCGGCGCACAGTGCTGGCAAAAGACGGGCAAGCAAGTCGTCGTCACCGAGGGTGAGATCGACGCCATGTCGATGTCCCAGGTGCAAGGCAACAAGTGGCCGGTGGTCTCCATCGGCTGCGGCGCTGGCCCGCAGATCAGGAAATACTTCGCGAAGCACCAAGCGTACTTTGCGGGGTTCGAGAAGGTCGTCCTGATGTTCGACATGGATGAGAAAGGACGCGAGGCGGCGAAGGTCGCGGCCGAAGTGATCGGCTCGCGGGCACGCATCGCGGAACTGACGGAGGGCTTCAAGGACGCGAGCGACGTGCTCGTCGCCGGAAAGGCCGACATCCTCGTCGATGCGATGTGGCGGGCCAAGGAGCACCGGCCCGAAGGCATCGTGGACATGGCCGACCTGAAGGAGAAGGTGAAGGAGCGTCCGCAGTGGGGACTATCCTGGCACTTCGACTGGCTCACCAACCTGACCTACGGTATCCGGCTCGGGGAGATTTACGCCCTCGGCGCGGGGACTGGCATCGGCAAGACCGACTTCTTCGCGCAACTCATCAAGCACTTGGTGATGGAGCACAAGCGAGCGGTCGGCGTCTTCTCCCTCGAACAAGCTCCGTCTGAGACCGCCGTGCGGATCGCCGGGAAGGTCTCGGGCAAGACGTTCCACATCCCCGACAGTGGGTGGACCGACACCGACCTCGACAATGCGTGGGATCAACTCATGTCGGCGGGGCGTGTCTTCCTCTACGACAGCTTCGGCAACAACGACTGGCAGATCATCAAAGAGAAGATCGAGTACCTCGCGCACGCGGAAGGTGTGCAGTTCTTCTTCCTCGACCACCTCACGGCTCTCGCGGCGTGGCAAGAGGATGAACGCAAGGAACTCGAAGTCCTGATGTCGGAGATGGGCGAACTCGTCAAGAAGCTCAACGTCTCCGTCTTCTTCGTTTCGCACCTCGCGACGCCGGAAGGTCGGCCACACGAGGAGGGCGGGCGCGTGATGATCCGGCACTTCAAGGGCTCACGGTCGATTGGTCAGTGGTCGCACTACATGTTCGGCCTGGAGCGCGACCAGTCGGAACCTGGAAGCCCGACCGTCCTGCGGTGCCTGAAGGATCGGTACACAGGACGCGGCACGGGACAGACCGTGCTCATTAGCTACGACCCCGAGACGGGGCTGCTCCACGAACGCGAAGGCATCACACTCCCGAGTCCCGAGGCCAAGGATCACGGCTTCGGCGACGAGACTCCCGCTGCTGCATCCACATCTAGCCCGGACTTCTGATGGCGAAAAAGTTCAAGCGCATGTTCACCGGCCATAACCTCGGCGGGAACGGCAAGGGCGACTGGAAGCGGGACGCACTGGTGAGCGACCAGCAAGTCGCGAAAAACTGGTGCGAAACTTTCGGGCACAAACGGTGGGACGAACTAAGCAAGAGGTGTCTCGATTGCGGCAAGACCGCCAAATAAATGGTAGAGGATGCTAGGTGAGTGCTCCTTCGGTCGGGGCACTACGGCAGCGGCGCTATCGTGAAAGACATCTCCAAGAGCAGAGAGACCGCATCCAAGAAGCAAACTGGAAGCGGTACGGCATCGAGATGACGAGGGATCAGTACAACGCGCTGCTTCTTGCTCAGGGCGGCGCTTGTGCTATCTGCCGTCGCGCCCCAAAGCGATCCCGTCTTGCAGTGGATCACGATCACACCACCAAGAAAGTTCGCGGCCTTCTCTGCTACAACTGTAATCGCCTCGCTCTTTCTGTTCCTCTAGTCAAAGCCGTTCTCACCTACTTGGAGGCCCATGAAGAATCTGATCTTCGACGTGGAGTCGAACGGCCTCCTAGAAGAACTGACCAAGATTCACTGCCTCGTTGTTCGCGACCTTGATACCGATGAAGTCATCGCCTTCAACGACATGGGCAACGCGCCGAGCATCAACGAAGGCGTCGCGCTGCTGGAGTCGGCCGAGCGTGTCTACGGACACAACGTCATTCGCTTCGACATCCCGGCGTTGGAGAAGACGCACTCGCTCGACCTTATTGCTGAAGTGCGCGACACCTACGTCATGGCGGCGATGCGGTGGGCACACATCAAGGACTCGGACTTCGCCCGCTGGAGGAGCGGCAAGCTCCCGGCCAACCTCATCGGCAAGCACACGCTCGAAGCGTGGGGCTACCGGCTCGGCGTCCAGAAGGTCGGCGTCGGGATCGAGGACTGGTCGCAGTGGACACCCGAGATGCAAGCGCGGTGCGTGAGCGACACGGCTGTCACGAAGGCCCTGGTGCAACGCATCCGGGCGGCTGGCGTGTCGCCAGAGTCCGTTGAGACGGAGC